CATATCCAAGGAAGAAATAACATATTACAACCACCTAGCTCAACTTCTTTAGGTCTTGTGTATATCCAAGGTTCATTTATACCGTCATAAGTAGTACAAAGTTCTGACACAGAATTAACATCATTAGTATTCTTAAAATAGGTATCGTGGTTACCAATAATGATATGTGTATCAACTTTCATTTCCCATAATCGCTTCATAAACTTTTGTCTAAAAGCGTGAGCTGTTTTAAAGTTAATAAACTTTCTACGATCAGTTACATCACCTAAATGAATAAGTGTTGTTATATTATTTTCTTCTAAGTAAGGAAAAAACTGTTCATCATAAAATTTCATAAAGTATTCTAAGAAAACAGGACTATCATTCCGAGCACCGAAGTGCGTATCATTTAATAAAGCAATTTTCATAAACTAAACAAAATATTTACTAGAAGTTTTTTTCTTTATGACTTTCTTTTTTGTTTTTTTATCTTTTTCTTTTTTAGTAGGTTCTTCTATTCTTGTATTCTTTTGTAAAAATTCTCTAAATTGATTAGTAAATTCTCTATCCTCACCAGGCTGTAATGACATATCATCATAGTTACGATCAAATATTAATTTTTGTTTAATAGTTACTTGTTTCTTTTCCTTTTGTATTCTTCTAATAAATGCGTAATAAATGATTTGCGTAAAGTATGCAAATGGATTACTAGATTTGTTTGGATCAAAATTATCCAAATATTGTAAACAATTTTCAATACCATCCGATATCATATCATCTCTAAATGTATAATTAATAAAATTAGGTCTATATGATAAGTGATTCGCAATCTTTAAAAAACAACCACCTAAGTAGTTGTCCACTGGAGGCTTAGGTCTACCTTCTTTTTTAGCATCTCTACAACGTTTTTTATAGGCTTTCATACCTTCTAAAAATTCTTTGTTGTTTACGTAATGCTCTTTTTTTGTTTTTGTATTCATAATATTAATATACTATACTTTGTTTCAAATGTCAATACTGATACGATAAATTATTATATAAAAATATTTCATCTCACACTTGACTTTTTGGTTCGTCCTATGTATAATGAGCTTGTCCGCGATGGTTTGAGGATAATAGAATATATCTTTTAGTGTATAGTAGTATCTTCATCATCACCAAAATCATCAAATATCTCATTTATCTTTTTATTATCTTCGTCAGAAAAGGCTTTCTTTTCATAAGAAGAATCTCTAGTAATATGTAATTCACTATCATAATCTTTTACAATATGGAAATAGCTACTAATGATACCTGGCGCAGCATTAGTAATAGTTAATATTTTATCTTTCGGAATAGTTACAATTTTATCTTTAGAATAACCTGTCCACTTAATTAAAGCCACATAGTCTTTAAAACCTTGAGGAGTAAGTTGAGGTACATATTTAATTTGAAGTGGTTTATCCAATCGTAGTAAACCAGATTTTTCTTCTAATTGTTCTTTAGGTAATACACAAACTATATCATCACCATTGATGAGTTTGATTATCTTTAAAGGACTAAGATTGCTTTGATCCATTTTTTAACTCTATGTTGTGTATTTCATAATTAAAGTCTTCGCCATTATAGATATTTATTCGTTCTTTAAAGTGCTGAAGTGTATAATTTTCTTTATCATTATAAGATAAATCGTCAGCTATATCATAAAGAGTTGCTGTTGAATCATTATCTTTCAACCGAAGACCACGGCCAATACTTTGTAGATTACGTATCCTAGACTTTGTAGGACTAGCAAAAATGATATTGTGTAAATTGCGAATATTAATACCAGTAGAAAAAGTACCGTAACTAGCAATAATAATAGCGTTATCCGATTGTTCAGTAATCGCTCTAATAGATTCTCTTTCATCTGCCTCTACTCCTCCGTAAACAAAAAATATCTGGCGATCTCCAGCTTTATTTTCGATTAGTTCTTTAAGTATCACACCGTGTTTCTCAACGTATTGAAATAGACACAGCGAATTGCCTTGTAAAGACAAACAAAGATTTCTTATATATTTATTCCTTTTTGTATTAGAAACCAAAAAATCCATTTCATCTTGGTAACTTTTATCTTTCAAAAAATGTCTGGATTCTTTATCGTGCTGTAGTATTAAACAAATAATCTTTAAATCTGCTAATTGTTTTCTTTCTTGTAATTCACTTGTAGAAACAACTTTATTTACAGTACCAAATAAACCCTCTAATACTAATTTGTGTGTTTTACTGCCATCTAATGTTCCTGTTAATCCAATTCTATATTTACAATTTTCTAATTTAGTTAATATCTTTGTTAATGACATTGCTTTAAATAGATGAGCTTCATCACCCATAATCATACCAAATTGATTAAACCATTTCTTAGGTTGATTATAAATTGATTGCCAAGTAGAGATAACAACTCTTTTCTTTGTATCTTTATCGTGGCCTTGATATATTCTATGAACATTACGATCACTATTATAACCGTAATCTTTAAAGTCTTTAAATAACTGTTCTACCAAAGAAGTCGTTGGTACAATAATTAATATCTTATCTTGTTTAGTATCTTTTAATCTAAGTAAATTAAAAATTAATATAAGATATATGATTAGTGATTTACCTGATGCTGTAGGTGAGATTAATAAACATCTACTTTTTTGAATAGAATGTTTAAACGCTTCTATTTGATAATCTCTTATTTCTAATGGTACTTTAAGTGCTTTAATAAACTTTTCTAATTTCTTATCATCAACTATTGTATCTTTGATCTTAGTACCATCTACAACCTGTACATTATTTTTTTGACACCAATCTATGATATAAGGGTATAAACCGGCGTAGATTTGACCTGTGGCGTAAGAGAACAGGCGTATTTTACCATCCCAAACTCTATTACGATATTGAGGCATAAACTTAAAACCTGGTACTTCAAATGTAAAGTATTCACCTAACTCTCTACGAATATCAGCATCTGCTTCTATTTTTAAATAGACTTCATTTTTTTTATCTATAATGAGATATCTAATAGCTGTCATTGATATACTTATACGAAAGATTTACCGACTACCCAGCCGACTAATACTTTACGAATACCTGAAAGAACAGGGTGTACTTTGTGCCAAATAAAGGAAGGAAACACAATGATAGTACCTGGTTTAAAAACTTTGGTAAATCTAAAATTTTTTGTTTTGTTAGATATAGGGTGAGGTAAACTTAATTCAAAATCGCCACCTGTGTATGTATCATTTAAACAAATAGTAAAACTTAATTTTCTTATTAAACCATTTTCATAAGGTTTAGTATGTGAATCAATATGCCAATCATAGTGATCGTCTTTATTGTAAGTTGTATATTGTAAAGGTTCAAACTCTCTTAATAAAAAATTCCAATTAGACTTTTCATTTGCTTCATTAATGATAGGAGTTATTTGTGATATTAAGTCTTGGTTATCTATCCAAGTTACTTTTGATTTTCTATTTTCTGTATTACCGTCAGTAATCTTAGCTTGTTCTAATGATTTGTCATTACTTTGTTTTATAATGTCGTTACAAAAGGAAGACGAGAAAGATTGTTCTTTAATAAAATGAGATGTGTTTAAAAACATTAAATAGCTCCACTTGTAAACTTTCTCCAATCAATAGCATTTTTAATTGCGAAACCTCTATTTGCTATTTGTCTAATAGTTCTATCTAAGAAATCAACAGTGGTATTTAAGTAATCTACTTTTTGTTTTAGTCTTTGTAGTTCTTCGTCTGCTTCTAAATATTTGTCTATATCAGTTCGTAATACTTTTAAGTCAAAAGGTTTTTCTCTATATACTTCTGCAGGTGCTTTACCTGTATAGTATTCCCATTTGTTTCTTTTTAATATATTATATTCAGTTTCACTACGACTTAATAGTAGTCTAAATTTTGTTAAATGTTTTAGATATTTGTTATGTAACTGAGGTGTTTTTAATGACTCTAAATCAAGTTCAGTATCATTAATTTTTAAATCTTTATCAGCCAATTCTTGTAATTCTTCTAATGTCATAATGTATATATTATATCACAAAAAACTCAAAAAGTAAAGTCTATGAAGTAGTTATAGATGTCCTTGAAGCTCCGACAGTAGCGAAGTCATATATTGAATAATTAAATGATACAGTTGCTGTCAAGTAGTCCACATCAGCCGCTTGTTGATCGTATGTTAATCCTGTTAATGCAGTAGGATAAACATCTCTAAATCTAACTTCTAATTCAGCGTTATTTTTACTTGACAATATTGTTAATGTTGCGTCAGAATAGGTACCACCTACATTTGGAGTACCATATTTAACTTTACCAATCTCATTAATGATTGATTGATTTTTAGCAGGAAATCTATCATTACCAGATGTTACTAGATTTCTAAATTCTGAATAATCACGTGGAAATCCTAATCCGACTAACCACCCGTGTATTTCTTGGAAGTTTTCTAAATTTTCATCTACCATAAAAGTCATTGATAATGGATCATAAGTTAATTTATCACCAGGTATTGGAATGTCTTTTAAGGGAGTAGGTTGTACCATATTACCACCTAAAGATATACCAGGTAGATTAACTTGTGTACAAAAATATTCTACTTTTGGTAATTTAAGAATACTAAACTTAAATTGTGTAGGACTAGCGTAATCTTGTTTAGTAGGTTGTCTTGCGTAACTATTTGTAGTTGTCATATAGCTATTTATATCTTACTTTATACCCTTTATGTTGTTTTAATTTACCTTGAGCAACCTTTGTCAGATTGCCTTGATCTAATTTATATTGCCTAGC